CCTTTGAAGTTGAAATTTTTATCCTTCATGTAAGTTTCAGGGTCTTCTCCTAATTGGTAGTATATGGCATCATACAAAGCTGTAGTTACACATTCTGCTTTTGAGTCTCCTGATCCAACATCAACAATGACCATCTTCCTTCCCGTGTGTTACATTAACATGGTATTGATCGTGTCTTATTATAGTATCATGTTTCTACAATACCTTCCTTCGCACCATGTAATATTAGTTTTGTAATTAGTTCTTTAGGGTACGATTCTTCTGTATTATGTTAGTATACTGTTGAAATTATGGCTTTTGACTTGATTATCATTCAGACTCAATAGCAAATTTCCTGCTGTGATTGTGTGAGCACTGTCAGACAAATGCACGTCCTTGTAATAAGCTTCTCTCAAAATGTGTACGTCTTATATAGCGTAGTGAATTTTATTCTTCTCATAAGTCCCTTTGCAGTAGCTATGGTAATTGTTGAAGTCATCTTTTTATTCTGATAACCCATGTGCTGTAACAGTCTTATTTAATCCTAAAAGATCCCTGCTGTTTGTATAACCTGATTGATAAGGTTATGTCATTTGATAGTCCACTCTGTTAGGGTAAAGATGTTCTATTGTGTTACCTCCATAATGTACGCAATAATTTGCGTTACTGTCTAGCATATCGTATACGTATAATTATTCAACATAGACATTAGGTCCATGGAAAACTATAGTATCTCCTTCAGAATTTTGTATAGTAAGACAATTGACTCCATGATCTGTACATGATTCATTGTCCACGAAAAGTGTATCTCCTGCCCAAGTATCAAGCAACATGTAAACTAAGTGCAAATCATTAGTTGCGATCGAACTCTTATTATTTGCATAATCATTAATGATTTTGCAATAACCCACATGATCTGATTCTAATCTCGTTATGGGTTTCTTAGATAAGATATTCATGTGGCCTAGTTCACCATCTAATGCTGGTTACAACAATCTTTTGTATCTATCATTGTTCAATCGGGGTATAATGGTAATCTTGATATATTCATATTTATCATCTTGAACTTCCTATGCTTTAACCATGTCCAGAAACTTATTTAAAATATCGTTCACATTTGAAGCGCAGTAGCTGAAATCTAACTTGGCTCTATTACCTGCAATTCTACCCATCAGCTATGCAGTCGATACTATAGGTTTCTCTTCGTGTTGTTAGGTATGATCAATATCAAAATGTTATCTTTGTTTCTTTAATTGTTGCACTATCAACTTTCTACAATTCTTCGGTATGTCCTGCAAAACATTTTCATCCAAATAAGCCTATCTTTCCTCCGCACTTTTACAATTATCCAGTTTTTGTTCCATTCTTTTGATTAGTTCTTCAATAGCCTTAATGTTCTCTGTCTAGGCCTTCTTATCAATCTAACTAACATCTATACCATACAACATTGAATAGGTTAAGTAGTTACTATCTCTAGGTGCTACTGGTACATTAGGAACA